GAGCCGCCATCTGTCACGCCTGAAAACTTAGCCGAACGCCAGAACGAGAACGATGCACGATTGATGCCGCCGTATGTGCCGGTGCTTGGTGCGTCAGGAACAGCAGCGCCGAGGCCTGTGATGTTCTTGCCTGAGTTACCAGTACCGTCTAGGTAAATGTCACCCGAAATACGGTTAGCCAATTGTGCTTCAGCCACGCTCATACGACCATCTAGCAAGTCGATAATCGCTTCTTTACCGCTGTTCTGAATCATTTCCAAGCCGCTGATTGAAATTGCAGCAGCGTACTGGGTGATTGAGAATTGAGCAGCAGAAATTGGGCTGTTTTGACTAACGTTCAGCACTTCGTAACCTGAATATGAGTTAGTGTTGTCGGTTGCAGCGTCGTTGTACATGATCTCTTGCAAAATCACGTTACCGCCAGAAAACGTCTTTACGTTGCCACGTTCTTTCAAACGGCGTAAAAGCGCATTGTTATTTGTCACGTTATCGGCTAATTCACCAGTGCGGCTTTGAATGTTGGTCGCAATGATGTCCGAAATTGAGCTATTGGCAAATGCCATAGTAATCTCCAATTAGGTTATCAAAAACGCTCATTAAGATTGTCAAACTGTTCCATCAATAATGAACGCCTATCTTGCGCTTTGGTACTCGTCGCCGCCCCTGGTGTGGAACTTTTAACGCTGACCGCTGCCGCCCGAGCCGCTTTCGCTGCCCTGTTCGATGCTTCCCGTTTCGCTGCATCTGCTTGACCCTGTGAGGCTTGCTGATGCTTTGTAAACAGGTCGTTATCTAGGCGTATTGCCTTTTGATACGCATCATCCAAGTCCTTTGCCACACCGCTGTTAAGCAGTTGGATCATTGTTGGACGAGCTTCCTCAAAATACTCTGCTTTTGATTGAAACTGGTTAATTTCGCTCAAAAGTGCTTCATTCTGTGCATTTTCCTGCGCTTGCTTCCAATTTAACACCTCGCCACGAACTTGTGCAAGCTCGTTTTGAATGGCGTAAAAGTTAGGATCAGTAGGCTGAATCTGCACATCGCTCATGTTGATGCCGTACTGTTGAGCTAATTGGGCAAAATATGCTTGTTTCTGCTGTGGCGATCCGTGGCGTAAGACGTTATCAGCCTCCATCAAGGCTTTGACGGCCTGTGGTGCTTCGATGCCTAAACCACGGATGTTATTCATGTACGGCTCAATGGCTTGCTGCATTTGGTCAGCATATTGAGCTTTAGTAAGCAAAGGCTGTACCCCTGCTCTCATTTCTTCTTCACGTTTCCAAGCGTATTCTTTTAACTTTGGATCAGCGGTTGTCCAGGCTTCGTGATAGTCCTTCTTCCACGATGCTGGTGGGCGTTCCCAAACTGGTGGCTCTGCCGGTGGCTCAAGATTAGGTTGTTCCTGCGTCCTTACTGCCTCGACTGGTGCTTCATTCTGAACCTCATCGAACTGCTGTGACAGTAATTCTCGACGATCTGGCTGTTCAGTATTTTCCAATTGCATACCCCTTTAGGTAAATTTACGGCGAAGTTGTGAAAGAACTTGATTTGCCTGTTTGTGCGTCATGTTCGCCAGTTGCTGCCGCATGACTTCCCTGCGTGTGTCAACAGGCGGTGGCAACTTGGTTTCCATCTTCTCATTGCCCACTTCAAAGCAATTATGTTGGCGCAAGTGTTCTCGATGTATTGACCGGCTCGTAATCATTGACCCGTCAATCATGGATTTGTAGGGTTGAATGTCTGGCATTACCATTGGGCCAAGGCTCTCGTAATGCTCTTTTGAGCCTTTCTCGACCAGTTCGCCATTAACGTATATGTAAGTTTTTTTCATAACAGAGCTATAACGTCCTCATCATCCATTTCTATGTGTTCGTTGTAAATCCGATTTACCCGATCTAAATCAGCCAACATCGCATCGTAATTGATTACCGCTGGCGCTTTAGCTGTGGCCTCAATGACAAACGGTTCTGCAATTTCCTCTGCAATCCTTGGTTTACCCTCTACTATTTGCTCAAATAACGCTAAAACCTCATCTCGCCTTGCTTTAGCCTTTGCTGCCTCTGCCTTGCGGTGTTCTTCTTCCCTTCTCTTGCGGTCAACGCCATCGTGGGTATCAACGTCAATTAGGACGGGTACATAGTCCCATGTGGCATCGTCCCACGTTCCGGTGTCCCAATACCCGTTCATGCAAGCTCAACCCCTGCGGCTCTCCCGTCTGCGCCACGGATAATCTTCTTAGGCGCTGCAATAACCGTCATCACGCCGTTGATTTTATCCATTGCGGTGTTGTGCATATTATTCATGTTGTCGTGCATTTGCACCATACGGTTCATGGCTTGCGTCACATTGTCACCCAGTTCTGCGGCAATCTTGGTGCTTGCAGCCTCTTGCGCCTCAAGCAATGGCAAGTCTAAGCCTGGGTTTGCCCCAATCCTAGCCACCATAATCTTGGTTGCAGACTCTAGCTCTGTTTTCCACTTTTCCAGTTCTTCGGCAGCTTGCAACTTGGCTTGTTCCATCGCCTGCATATACTGTTGTTTTTGCGCCTCAAGTTGAGCATCTGCTTGCAGTTTCATTTGTGCCATCTGCACATCAGCCTGCGCCTTGGCTTGGGCAACTTGAATATCGGCTTGCGCCCTCAGTTGTTCAGCCTGCGCCGTGGCCTGCATTTTCATCTGCTCAGTCTGTGCTTGAGCTTGCATTTTCATTTGCTCAAATTGCTGCTCTGCCTGCATTTTCAGAACTTCAGGGTTTGGCGGTGGTGTCTGCTGCGCCATCTGTTGCTGTTTCATCTGCAACTCTTGCATAGCTTGGTCAATCGTACCCTCAATCGGTGCAGCTTTCTTGTATGCACCAACGCCAAATTTGACCAGTTCGATCAGCATAGGCACTAACTCTGGCGCTTGTTGACCCATTGGCAACGCTTGCGTTAAGAACCCACCCATCGCTTGCAAGAACTCAACTCGCTCACGTTTGTTTTGGTTTTCGTCGATCTGCACCAGGCTATCTGAATCGACTTGGATGCGGAACGAACGTAATGGCTTGTCTTGGATTAACTGCAAGGCTTGCGGGATAAGCGCCTGATCTGCCGGCTGCATACCTTGTGCGGCAGCGTACATAAGGATCGTTGTGGGCTGAAACTTAGTGCAAATGACTTGGGCTTTTAACTGGAATAGCTCACTCGCAAACAGGGCAACATCTTCTTGCATCGAGCGCAAGCGCAGTCCTGCATACTGACCCTTAATCTGTTGTGCCGTAGCGGTTTCAGAGGCTTGTCCTTGCCCCCGAACAATGTCGCTAATACCTGTAATTTCATAGATTTGGTTTTTGATTTCATTCATCGCTCGATAGCATTGTATGAGCGTTGCCGCCAACACATCAATTGGCAACAAGTCAATCGACCCTTTTAAACCACCTTTTTCCGAGAACGCCATCCACTTATCGACAGGAATCAACGTGTTGTTATCGCCCTCAGTCAAAAGACGCTGCAATGTGGGTTGTGATGCGTCATAGACCCCACGCACACGCAACGCTTTAACCAACCCGTCGATACGGTCAGTCAAAATGTCTAGGTCTGTCGCTTGGTCTTGATACAGCACAAAGTCTGGCACAGGCACAAGCGTGTCTGAAGTCATCGTGGCGTACAAAGGTTTAGCACAAGGAAAGAAGTTCTCAAGCTCTAGCGGATCGTCACGCTCGTCAAGAATGTTTGGGCAGCTCTTGCTAATCCAATAAACCTTGCCGCTTTCTTTGTCCCATAACTCACAAATCTTAGCCCGTGTGAAGTCTTTGGATTGAGTCGAATACTGCTTATTGGTTTCAGGCCCTGCATCCAAAGGAATAGATTTAGCCGTTTCCTCGCCAAATCGTTCGATGAGGCTATCTTTGGTCATGTACACCCAGCGCCAGACGCTAGTGACTTCTTCCCATGTACGTGCAACCGAATGTCCAAAGTCTTTCCAATGAACGTAATCGGTAGGCGCACACTCGTACTCAATTTCCTCTTGTGGCTCGACTTCTTCGCCCATAGCGCCATCAAGTGTCATAGCGGTCTTGACTTGTTGACCTGTGCTGTCAACCTCGTCTACATCTTCGGTCACTTGCAGCCCATCTTCGGGAATGTCTTGCGCCCGAACGTGCGGCTCGTAGCGAACCCATGCCACGCCTCGACCACCCAAGAACCTGTCCTCAACTGCGTGTTTCATGGTCGATCTGAAATCGGTGTAATGCTCGATCTCAAAGTCCAAGGCACGTTCAATCAATTGGCTGGCTACACGGGCAACTGGGTCGTTATCCCCAAAGCGTCGAGATACGTCAGCCTTTGGTAGCCTGGCATATACGGCAGGGATCAGCGTTTGTACGTTAGACCACAGAATGTTGAATTTAGCGGTTTCGTTCGTGTTCTGATTGCGGTTGTCATCACGGTAGCGCCTCACAATCTTATTTGTGCGAGCTTCCCATTTTTTGAACTCATTGTCGTATTGGCTAATTACGTTTAGCCACTTCTGAACGCCAGTCAATGCTTCCATCTTAGTATCTCGCAAAAATTACGTCACGGTTTACCCGCCCGACAATCTCGTAGCCCCAATCTTGGAGTAGGTTGATTGTGTCCTCGTCGCTGTACCCGTATCGACTGCCCAAGCCCTTTAGCTCTAGCGTGATAACTGGGTGTGTCTTTTTGATCGTGCGTTCTGCGCCTAGCAATGCTAAATGCTCGTAGCCTTCAATGTCTAACTGGATAAAATCGCAGTTATCTACGCAAAAGGAGTCAATTGTTAGCACCCGAACGTCATTGCCGGCCTTTAGCTGGTGCGCCCCAATGTTCTCAGGGTATGGGTGATCGACTGACGCTGTGCCTTGTTTCTCACCAAATGCAGCCCAATGATGCTCGATGTTGGCGTGGCCTGCAACGTTTAGCAGTAACGCTTGATAATTGACTAAATCAGGCTCGACTGTGATGACACGCTCAAATTGTCCTGCCATCGTTGCGGGATAAACGCCAATATTGCCGCCAGCCTGAATGACTGTACGAAATTGGTTCATGTGGGTATAACTCACATTCAAGTCTGGTAGCTCAACCAAGAGTGCGTTAATGCAGCACTCGTCAATATCGGGAACTTGCCAGCCTTCAACCAATTTCATACGGTATCCTTGTTTGTTCCCACGGACGGGGTTTGCCGTGGAATATCACAACCTTGGCATCGTCTACCCCTTTTGGCAGCACATCAGCCTTAAAACTGACAATCCCATCGCTTATATCTTGCCAGTACGTCACTTTGTCCCGCATAAAGTGTTCAATGTAAGCCTGGTCACCACCCGCCGTGTACATTTGTAATGCGGCAAACTTATCGTACAAATCAACAGGTTTCGACCAATACATCATGCTTGACTGCATGGCTTTCGGGTTGTACTGACCCCGATAAACGTCACGCATAATCACAAAATCATGCTGTTTTGCCGCCTCAATCATTGCCGTACAGTCACCAGTTAGCACCGTGTCTAAGTCAAAATACAGCGCACTCGGTAGCCGAAACAACTCCATCTTTGCCCACCAACCAACCCAATCGTGCATCAAAGGGATAGTTTTGCACTCTAGCTCAACGTCTGACAGGCAAACAAACTCATGCGGTGGCAGATACTTAGCGCACATCTTTTGCAACGCATAAACGTGTTCAGGCTTGAAATCACCACCTGACCGCAATACGCTTGCTACGATCATGCGCTAAAAATGCCAATGGCTAACACTTCCACGCCTGCGCCAGTTGTGATCTTCCACGCACCGTTGCGAGAAATAGCGTTAATTTCAATGTTGTATTGACCAATACCGCCGCCTGGCAATGCTGGCAGAATCGTGTGCGAGAACCCTGTGCCATCTAGCAGGATGACGTTACCTGTCGCAGCTGTAGCCACGGTGCAACATAGACGATGAATGTAATCACCAGTTGCGCCTGTGCCGCCTAAGACTTGTGCTGTTTGGCTTGCTGCAACGTGTTCGTATTGATACTCATATGGATAAGGTACGCCACTCATAATCTTCTACTCCGGTTTGTTGTGTGGGTTGCCCACATATCATTCAAAGTTACTGTGTTCTCAGGCCCGACCATCAACGGCTTAACCATATCTGGCTGCTTAACCTTCGGCTCTAACCTCCAAGCAATCGCCAACATCCTAAATGCATCTGCTGGGTGGCTTGTCCAATCATGCCGTGGTGTCTGCCTAAATGCTTTCTTGTCCTCATCATATTC